CCTTGGAGGTCGTGATCGCAAGAGCTTTTGCGAGGTAGAGATTGCTGTCTATTACCATGATTTTCTCCTTACGCTCCCACGACCGCTTCGACGTTGGTGAGGGCCTCGGTGAGCACGATGAAAGCCCCCGCGAAGTTGTCCCTCATCACGCCGTACTTGTCGGCCTGGGTCGTGTAGAGGGTCTTGTTCACGAGGTTCTTCCAGAGCTGGTACCGAGCCATGCGATTGCAGAAGATGTACTTCTCGCCCTCGGGGTCGGGCAGGGACTCGATCATCCACTTCACCTGGTCGGGATCGACTTCCCCTGCGCCCGTGGTCGTGTTGATGTTGCAGAGCCTCTGCACCGCGCGGTCGTCGTACACGCAGATGCCCATGAAGATGTCCCACAGCGTGATGTACTTGTGGAGCATGGCGCCCGTGGCCACAACGGTCACGATCGGCTCAATGCCCATGTCCTGCATACGGATGAATCCGCCGCTGTACTCATCACCGGCGTCTCCCGGGTTTGCCGCCTCACCATAGAGGAGGTTCATCCCGTATTTGCCGGGCTGGATGACATACAGACTGGTGTTCGCCGTCGCCACCGCGCCGCCAGCGTTCTTGACGTTGCTGCACCCCGTCACGCCGTAGCGGACATTGAGACCCTTGATCTTGCCGGGCACGCCGGTCCCGTAGAAGAGTCTCGTGGCCATACCCTGTCCGAGACCCTCGGAGTGAATGAGGTCCATGGCGTAGCGCCACGCTGCAAACCCGGCGCCCTTGATCCTCTGCATGATGATGTCGATCTCGGAGCGGCTTTCGATGTAGGACAGAGACTCCTCGCCCTGTCCAACCTGCGGCTTCGCCGCAACACTGCCTTCTCCGATTGCCCGCTCTACTGCGTCGGGCAGACCGACTTCCTTGGAATAAACGTGTGAGGTCAGCATGTTCGCCTGCTCCCACCCCGCGAAACGGAGAATCCCGTTGCGCTTGTGGAGGAGCTGGGCGACATCGAGCTGAACCTTGTTGAGGTGGGTCTTCGCTATGTCGAGTAGCGTGTAGACCGCCGAAAGGTCGGTTGCCATTAGCAAACCCCCTTCTGGTTGAGTTCCAACGGTCCCAATGTCCCGATGTCCCTGTTACCCAGCCGAAGGAGGCGCCCTCCCAAGAGAGGTCGGGCGGTCCACACATTCGAGAGGTTGGCAGCGAACGCGGCAAAGGTGCCCTATTCGCCGGCGCACAACGTGCGCCTATAGACTATTTCTTTTTCAATCCCATCTGTTCGGCAGACTTCGGGTAGACCTGCGCGAGGTCCACTTCCTTCTCTGCTCCGCCGCCGGTGCCACTCAGTGTGATTCCCTTCTCCGTGAACAGCACCGCGATCTTGTCCACCGCGTCGATCAGAAGCGGGGAGTTCTCCAAGCTCTGATTCAACTCGTCCTTCAGCGGCTGCCCGCCCAACTGCTCGAGGAACCGATCCCGGGTGGCAGCCATCTCTCGGGCTTTCTCCACGCCGTACTTCTGAATCAGCCGGTCGGCCTGTTCCTTCGTCTTCTTGGTCTGCGCCTCGGCATAAGCGGTGCGTGCGGCCACACCCCGGGCAGTCTCGTATGCGATGAGTTCCTGCGCCGCCGCCAGGGGGACATGCAGTTTGTGCGCCAGAACCGCAAACGCCTTCACGTCCTCGGGTTTGACCACGCCATCGGGAAGTCCGGTGAACTTGTAGCCGTCGGGGTTCTCGGGAACACCGAGCGCCTTGTTGAACGCAGCCACGTCCTCGGGTTTTGCATCATTCCCGGGAATGGTGAGGCCGGGAGACCGAGCCTTCAGGGTGTCGCGTTCTTTCGCCGTCTCCCGGGAGGTCTTAACGAAATCGTTGAGAGACATCGCCAAGTCCTCGCCCCGGAGATCCTTTTGCACCTGGGCGACCCAGGGAACCCTCTCCTCGAGAGGAGGGGTGGTTTCAAGTTCGGGCATTTACTTCTTGCCTTTCTTGACGTTGAAGTACCGGACCAGCTTGTTGATGAACATCTCGTCCTCGGTCTGCGAGGTCCGTGAGGCCGCGAGGTGGGCCTGGTAAGCCGCCAGGAACTTCAAGTCCTCGGCACCGAACACGTAGGTCGACGCCTCCATTTTGTCGATCACCCCGTTTGCCGCCACCAGGACGACGGCCACGGCATCAGTGTTGACCATTTCCTATTCCTCCCTGCCGAGCAACTTCTCGAGCTCGGCGATATGCTTGATGAGATTCTTCTTGAGGTCCGTATGAGCCTTGGCCTGCAACTGAACTTGCAGTTGCCGCTCCTTGCCCTGCAGCTCCTGAATCTCCTGTTTCTCGGCGTACTCTTCCTTGCTCGATGCAAGCCGTTCCTCAAGAAGCGACTCCCACCTGTCCGGGTAGACGGCCCGGAACTGATACGCAAGGTTGCGCACGTCCGAATCGCTCATCCCGACGACCTTCGCCATGTCGAGATATTTCTTGTCGAGTTCCATCAGTTTTCCTTTCTCACCCCTTTCATGGACATAAAAAAGCCGGCAACGCCGGCGTCTTGCAGGGGCGAGAATCGGACTCGCGTGGACGGGGATATGAGCCCCGTTGGGGAACCAGCACCCCACCCTACAGAGAAAGCCGTCTTTTACGCGGAGACGGCAAAGAGAACCGCGAGGTGAGGAGGACGAGCGGCCCGGAAGACAGGAGGCCACCCAACCCACTCCTGACTTTCTTACTCCGTCTTCTCGAATGCACCCATGACGCCAGCCTGACCATCAGCCGAGACGTGGTTGAACAGGCACAACGTCTTGAACCCTTCCTCGTTCAGTTCCTTCTCTGTGAACCAGCACTTGTGCTCTTCCAGCGCGTTGCCCGCCACCGGTCCCTGCTTGTAGTCAAACAGGGGGGTCGAGACGATCATCCGCCCCGGAAGGTCGAGCACTTGGAGCGCCATGGGCTTCTCGAAATGCTCGATCACGTCCATGCAGATCGTGAGGTCCGCATGAACAGTGAACTCCCCGTCCAACACGGACTCGATCGGCGCGTTGATACGAACCACGTAGTGCTCGCGCGGGAGGTCCTGCAACAGGTACGGCAGGAACCCGTCCAGCCCGAGCAGGCGCACCATGGGGTCCATGGTCCGTATTGCGGCGCCGTACACCCCGATCCCGCAGCCCAGGTCGAACACCGTGCGCGGCTTCACCTTCTCCACGATGTACGGCACTACCCAGTTGCGAATCTCCATACTGGACACGCCCCGCCCGTGGATCGGGTCTACCATGATCCGGTTCACGATGCCAGCAACCTTCGGACCACCGCCGCGCGGTCCGCCTCGACGTCGCCCCATACTCCGGTGTGGTGAAGAATCGTCTTCGCCGCGTTCTGCAACGCCATGTCTGCGGGTGTCACCGCAGCACCGAAGAAGTGGAGAATGTCCAGCACCTCCTGGAGCACCGCGGGGCCCCGGGGGTGCATCTTGAACACCGTGACGAAATCAAGGTGCATGTCCTTCTGCTTATGCACCTCCGGATCGACTTCCTCCGCTACGCCCTCGTCGTTCACGTCCTACCTCCCATCATCGCCGCCGCCGGACTCCCCTCCGCCGGCTTCGCATTCGGGTCCACCTGACCCGCCACCTGCCCCTGCACCGCCTGCGTCGCCTGTGCCTGAGCCTGTTTCGCAACAGCTTCGAGCGCCGCCTGGTACTCCTTGTCGTCGCGCAGCGCCTCCTCGGTTGCCGCGTTCGCCCGCCATATCTTGTCGATAAGGATCGACCCCTTGACCTTCAGCTTCGTCTCGGGCCAGATCGTGAAGACTGGCACCGCCGATTCAAGCGCCGAGAGAAGACCTTGCTGCATGAAGACGAGTTTCATCTGCTGGTGGAGCGGACCCGAGTACTCCACTTTCAACGTCTGCCCCTTCACCTCGTCGGGCATGTTGTCGCCCGGCCTGAACCCGGGCAACCGTTGCGCATCGGCCTCGATCTGTAGGAACCGCTGATGAATGCGGTCAAGCCCCTCGGTATCGAACCCGCCCACGGTCGCGCCTATAACGGACAGTCCCTCGCGCTTGCGCTCAACAACCTCACGGGCGGTCATCTTCGCATCAAGCTGGTAAAGCATGAGGAAGTGGTCAACCTTGAGCGCCTTCTTCACCCGCTCGTGGAACACGTTCAGGGCTTCGGGATCGAATCGGTACTGCCCGGTCTCGTCGGTGAAGGGCTTGCGGTTGGGATCCCGGTAGAAATGCTTTGACCCCGGGTTGGAGTTCCACGTCCTGCCCTCGTCGGGGTAGAACTTCGCGGGGTCGGCCTGCTTGTTCCACGCCAGCAACGCGGTCCGTACCATCTGGTTGCACGTCCTGATGTCCGGCATGATCTCGTCGATCGGCCCCCAGCCGTAGGGTTCATTACCCCGCAGGCTGCACCGCCACACCACTTTCGTCAGTTCCTTCGCGCCCGATTCGGCCAGGAACTTCTTATCCTTCGAGCCGACCCTGAAGGTGTAGGTGCCGTACTTCCATTCTGCGGCGAGAGATCGGAAGAGCG